GTGCGATGGTGAGGTCTTTAGAGAGGTCAATCTTGTTCGTCCAATCCTTTTGGCTACCAAGTGCCATGTAATCATTGAACGGCTCAACCTCCAGGTGTTTTGGGTTGTTGCGATCAGGAATGAATACAAGGTTGAACATCTTTTGAAGCCCTGTGATGAAGTCGATTTGCTTCATCTGCGGCATATTGGCGGCAACGTCGACTGTTTGCGTTGATGTTGGTGCGCTAATTTCAACCACTTCCCACCATGTAGACTCAGGACTAAACGTATTGTCCCCATCAACCGCGAGAGTATGGCTGCTCGTATCGTTTAGATATTGAAGGTTAACGAAATCATCTTCATCAAGTAGAATTGGAGGCGTGATAAAATTGTGAGTAATATCATCGAAAAAAGCCGCGTTCGTGTCTGTCAATTGAGTGGGCGCGAATATCTCTGTCGAGAAATTCTTAGCCAATCGAATAGAGATATCGTGACTGCTATGGCTCAAGCGTCCGTATATGTTTATCCTAAAAGTGTAATACGCGCGAAAGGGAGCCGTATATGAAGTTCCCGTAAAGTTTGACCCCGTGTCGTAGAATGGCGATGATTCACTCAACCCGGTAAAATTCGAAAATTGCCCGGGAGTAATTGTTGCGAGTCCTGTTTGGTCGGTTGTGTATCCAACAAGCAAGGTTTGCGCTTGCGGGTTTCTGTTACCCTTAATTGCGAGGTTGCCGTTGTATAGAGCGAGATATACATCGCTCATCCTACCCAAGAAAGTAGATTCGTAGGTATATCCTGCCGCTGTCATTATCTCCTCAAATAACTTCGAGGCTTGGAAGTATGGCGTGAAGTCTCCGTGTTCAAGAGGGTTTGTCGATGTCCATATATTCGAAGAAGTCCAATTCTGCCCCTTGTCAGGAAGTCCGTAACGGATTACGGAGCTTGATAGATTACCCGCCCAACTTGCCTCGATGTTCGTAGCGTTCAAAACGTGATTGTATGAAGACAAGTTCAGGTCGGTGAGCATCCCGTCCCCGATATCCCTTGAGAGATTAGCCGTCTCACCGAATACAGCAATTTCAACGTCTGCATATTTGCCCTTCTGAACATACACCGCTTTGACTTGGGCAAAGCCCCGCATGACTGGGATCGTGTTGTAAGTGAGTTCCGCATCGACTTTGACCTTCGGGTCCCAAGTCGTAATAAGACCGAACTCATTCACCGCCCCAAAGTAGTCTTGGTTTTTCTTGGTCAGTGGTACGCGGAAGGTCTGCGAAAAGCTACTCGATGAAGCGTTGATATTTTGAATATCGGAGAACTGATAGCTCAGGTTAACAGGCTCGTTCTCGTAGAGTTCAATTTCGTTTCCTGCAAGTGTTAGTCTTAGCATTTCAGGAGTTTTTTAGGGGTTCGAGAACTGTCCCGTTCAGGCACCCAAGCGGGACAAAAGCCGTTATTCTCGAACTCAACATCTGATAATTTGTGCGAGTTCAACATTGAACGAAGTGATGAACACCTTCGAGACTGTCTCCTCTTCGATTTGCATCGAGTTCGTTTGGATGGTTACAGGGATCCACGTCCCGTCGATTCGTGCCATGACATTCTTTGACCTCATGCAGTATTGAAGCAACGTCACCTCCTCAATGGTGAGAACGCTATTGAGTTGATAGGTCTCTTTGGCTTCGAGTTGGTACGGCTTAATTTCGCGGGCGCTGGGAGCGAGGCTGAATTGTGAACCGCTGTAATCCCCGACAATCTTTCGATACGTCTTCTCCTCACGCGTTACGGTCTTTTGTTTCTTGCCATTGAAACGGATATAGTCCCACCCGCCCCGAGTATTCGCCCATGCCAATTGGACAGGCTCGTTCTTTGTGTTTCTGCAATTGTTACGAATGCGAAGGGTGTTTCCCGTTGGCGCGGAGGCTGTTGACGGTATGACATCGTAATAATCCCAACCCTCGACTACATTATTCAGAGCCGTTGTGATAGCACTCAAAGAACCGGGATAGACATAAGCATAAAGAAGAGACGCATCGTTGTTTAAATCGCTCCAGGTGGTTGTGGGAACCAATCCCCCATTGGTAGAGTTTACCGTATAAGTCAAGGTATCCTCAAGGCTTCCGAGAGTGTCATAAATTTTAATGGTGAGGTTAACGATTGCGGAGCCGGTGTCATCGCTATTGATAAACGCTGCAACCCCGTCATCTTCAATCCCTGCACTTACTTCGATGACATTGTTCACGGGTTCTCGATCCGTCAACCAAACCTTCTTTGTTGAAGCTGATCCGTAATAATCGGAGAACGACGGGAACAACCCTTGCGATAGTTGCTCGTAACCGTCAAGAAGATAGTAATATCCCGACGTATCTTCCTCGAGGAATTCCGAGCTTCCGTCAAAGTAACCAATCTTCAAGCGATACCGCTTTAGGTTGTCATTCGAACGGGTGAACATCTTGTTATGAAACGAATGAATCGTCGAGGTTGTGTTGTACTTCAAAGAATCCACCTCAAGCCGTCCCGCAATGACTTCGGACAAATCAAAAAAAGCGTTGTCCGTTGGGTTGGGAGTCAAGTAAATTTTCGAAATGATCGTTCCGTTCTCTTCTACCCGCACGATATAACGATAAGCGTCATCAACCGTCTCATCCGGGATAAGGGTGAACAATAGTTTTTGTCCGGCTGGTTTCCAACCTTCTGCCGGTCCTGCGTCAATTGATGCCATTAGTTTTTGATGGTTATGTTTCCGAGGTTTGCTTTGAATTTACCCGCGATATCTTCCGCGAATGCTGCTCCGAGTTTCTTCGTGTATCGTTTACTCACCGCTGTATATGCTTTCTCATAGAACCGAAGACCAACGATTCCTTTTTGTTTGACCGAGCGAGCCATAAGGAAAGCAGCGGAGTTGATATTGCTCTTCGTGTTCTTCTTGAACCGACCCTTCTCATCTCTGAGCTTGATTCCTTTGGCTTTGATCCACTTCACAAAAACCGAGGACGGAGGTTGCTTACGAAACGTAAACGGAGAGCCTTGATTCTTGCGCGTGCCGTTTACCCCGAAGTGAATAAAGGGAGCGTACTTCTTCGCTTTGCCTTTGGCTCCGAAGCTGATTTCTCGTATCTCGTTTCCACGTACCCGAATTCGGTAATTTAGAGACCGCTTCAGCGTACCCGTAGCGACTCCGTAATTCTTATTCTTGCCGATCCTGCGCCCTCCGAGATGCCTCTTCGCACTCTTGAGGATATCATCTGCAAACGCGATAAGTGTCTCGTTGACTTTGCTCATATCCCCGCGCGTTCGGATGCCTTGCGGCAGTGGTTCTTCTCGATGCTATCGAGCAACAAGGTCAGCCATAAACCAAGACCCGTGAGCGTTCGTTCTCGTTGGTTCGCTCCCAGGACTGCGGAAACGGAATGATTCCCAAAAGGAACCCCCGAATCCATTAGAAGCCGATTGAGGAACTTTGACGCTGTGACCGATACAATTATCGACACGTCACGAAAGAAGTCGTAAATAGCTCTCCAAATGCTTCTGAGGACATCTGAGGCAATAAAGAAGAGCGACTCTCCAAACGAGTACACGATCCCAACGGGAATCGCTACGATTGCGAGGATAACGAGAAAGAGGATTTTGATAGCTTTCATATTTCGGGATCTTCAGGGAACCAACCATTCTCTTCCATGTACTCTTGATCTCGAACGGTGGTATCGCTTGGGATGATATAACCGAACGGGAACTTCTGATTCGTTTGGACAAATGCCGACAGAGAGAAGCGTTCATCATTCGACAGCTCAGGAAAGCAAGCAACAAGACGTTCGAGGTTTGCCGCTGGGTGTACGTTGATAAGATAGTCCGTATCGACCTGCAAAGCGTTCTGTACTCCGTCAGGGTGTACTACAATACCAAACACGGTCGAAGCCGCTTCACCTTCTGCCTGTATCAAAACAGGGCGTGAGATGTTGTAGAGTTCGCGCGTAATTTGGTACGCTCTGCGCTCGCTTGTTTGCGTGTCCGTTGGTAGGACTATGATAAATCCGTTCATCAGTAGATAGAATAGAAGGTGTTAATGTTGTCCTCGATGTTGGTGCGGTTGGCTGATTGGTCGGAGGGGTAAATTATCATTTCTTGCATATTCAACATTCCATAATTAGATACTGATGTGCCTAAATAAACAGGGTTTGTTGAGGTTGTCGAAATACTTGCGCTTGCTATAAAGTTATTTGTGCCTGCATAAGTGTACAAATTTTGTCTACTACCTATACCCCTGTCTGTGCCAAGCTGCCCGTCTACATACCAATCTGACGCACCTATGGTGCTTAATGCATTACCGTACATATAATAAGCAAACCCACCCCCCAATGATATGCAAAGTGGGTAAGTTGTCGTTATTCCTTGTACGTGAAAAACGTGAGTACCTCCATTTATTTGTAGCGAGCTAACTAAATGAGCGTTTCCGTTTGTATTAATCATTATAGGACGCGCGTTTTTTAGCTCCACGCCCGTAGTCCCGTCGTAAATCTTGGGCATATTCGCCGTCGTGGTTTGCGTCGCGTCGTTTGAGCCCGCTTGGTCGTACCACTTCGACACGAACCCGTCATTACTCCCGCAATGCGAAGCCAGTGCAACCGTATCGAGTTCACCGAATACGTTAAACCCTATATCCGCGTAGCTGCTCCCGTTGTAAACCTCTACCGCGTCACCTGTGTATGTACTCGAAAGCTTTCGCAATGAATACGCAGCCGCTGCACCCGAATACGTGTCGAGGAGTGGCGTGTTTTGTGTGAAGTAATCGCCAACGTTTTCTTCGATGGACGTGCGGTCGCTCGATTTGTCTGCGCTCCACAAAGTTAATTCTTGAAATTTACCGTCAAATCTTAACGCGTTGTCGCTGATAAGGATGTTTGTGTGAGTCATCAAAGTGCTTGAACCATTTGTCAGGACTTGAGAGCTATCTACAAACAACGCTGCACCTGAAGATAGTTGAGAAACACTCATTAAATGTTTTCCCGTTGACGCTGCACCACCATTCAAACCGCGCATAGAATAATTGCCGCTAATGATACCCGTTGCGCTCCTGCCGGGACTATCGCTGTCAATAAAATACTGGTCAGCAGTATCGTCAAAGGAAATACACGCGCTGAAAAAGTTAGGCGCACCAATTAAAGAAGAAAAATCTGCGGTTTCCATTGTATCATTTGAGCCGTCAAACTCAACTGCAACACGCCCGCTTTCCTTCACAAGCTGCCCGCCCGTGTAAATTGTTGGTTGATTTGCTGCCGTTGCTTGCGTCGCGTCGTTTCCGTTTCCGCTTTGGTCAAGCCAAGAACTTACCGTGCAAGTCGTACCCGTGCAGAACGTTTCAATAGCAGTCTCGTCGATGTTGCCTTC